ATTCTAAATTCCAACCCGAAAAAATCATTTTTTAAAACCACGTATGCCAAATACACCAATTTCGGCCTGCAAAAATTCAGAATTGATTTTAACGGGTTGCGGAACCTGCGCATGAGCGAGGAATCGCGGTTCACGTTTACGGTGCCACGCTATGCGGAACTCCTTATGGATACCTACGTTGTGGTGACCCTTCCCACCATTTGGAGTCCAATTTATCCGCCCCTGTCATGCGACGATGCGTGGCGCCCCTACGAGTTTCGCTGGATTGAAAACCTGGGCACGCAAATGATCAAAGAGGTGGTGTTTTCCGTCGGTGGCCAAATCCTGCAACGGGTAACCGGAAAATACTTGCTGGCAATGGTGCAACGCGACTTCAACGGCACCAAGCGCATCCTGTACGATGCGATGACCGGCAATACCGCCGAATTGAACGATCCCGCCAATTTCTCCGGGCGCAATAATGTGTATCCCAATGTGTTCTATAACACGAGCCAGCAAGGGCCCGAGCCCTCCATTCGCAGTCGCAAGCTTTACATCCCGTTGAATGCGTGGTTCTGCGACAAGAGTCAAACCGCATTCCCGCTGGTGGCGCTGCAATACAACGAGATGCAGATTGACGTGATCATGCGCCCGGTACGCGAGCTGTTTGTCACGCGTGACATAACCTATGCCCCGCATTCAATCACCCCGAATACTCCAATGACTCCCGCCGAGGTGGCCGATGCGCCATTCATTCAGCCCAACTTCAATGAACCGGAGTATCAATTTTACCGGTTCTTGCAACCGCCACCGTCAGCCGACATTGCAACCTCCGACGTGTACGATGACAAGCGCACGGACTGGAACGCCGACGTGCACCTAATATCCACATACTGCTTTCTATCGGCAGAAGAGTCACGCGTGTTTGCGTCCCAGGAACAGAAATACCTGCTTAAGGAAGCGTATGAATGGGAATACAAGAACATCACCGGCACCCACCGGGTAGAACTGAATAACACGATGGGCATGGTGGCAACGTGGATGTTCCTGTTTCAGCGAAGCGACATCAACCTGCGCAACCAGTGGAGCAATTACACGAACTGGGCTTATAACAACGTGATTCCGGACGACGTTCAACCCGCTCCCGACCAAGGCACGTTCCCGATCAACTGCCTCGGGGTCGTATCCACTAGTATCGGCCCCGGCGTGGAGCCGAACGGCACGCCGTCGGGACTGTTTGTCACGCAGGACTACAACGTGGAGAACCAGCGCGAGATCCTGCAACAGCTCGGCATCCTGCTGAACGGTGCGTATCGCGAAAACATGCTGGAATCGGGCGTTTACAACTACGTTGAAAAATACATCAAAACCGCAGGCGCAGCGCCGTTCGGGCTCTACTTGTATAATTTCGGACTGGATGCAACCAACACCACGTATCAGCCCAGCGGCGCAATCAACATGAGCAAATTCTCAACGATTGAGCTGGAATTCAACACGTATCCGCCGCCGCTGGATCCGAGCGCCAACTTTTACACGATTTGCGACCCGGAAACGGGCATACCCGTAGGAGTGAATAAGCCACAGTGGCGCATTTACAAGTACAACTACGATCTCACGGTACTAGAAGAAAGATACAACGTGCTGACATTTATTGGTGGCAACTGTGCGCTCATGTATGCAAGATAACCAGATAGAGAGGCACTTTCTTTAGCAATTAATGCAATAATAATAATATTATAATAACTTAGTATTATAATACTTTACTTCCATCATCCGTCCACCCCCTCCCGAATGCAACTTAAAGACCTTAAAAATGCGACTGGAACCGGCGCAAATGCAAACACTGCAGAACCGTGGTCGCCCACCCCATTCTATAACTATGTCATTTTAATTTTAAAACTGCTAGTGGGATTCATCATGTTTTGTTACGTTGCCACTACGAATTATCTGAACGCATTGGCAAAGACGGAGGACACGGATTACCCGGTTGGCGACGCACATTTAAAAGCACTTAGAGTAAAAAATCCATATTGCAGTAATCTTGTAGATTGCGTGTATGTAAATGATATCGGCGATGAACGCGAGCGTGAGAAAATGATTTCATTTGCGTGGTGGTTTCAAATGACGCAACAATCTTCCTACCAACTTGGCGGTCTAATATTAAATAAATTTTTAAAAGTTTCGAGAATGGTCATTGGCATGGGTAAAGGATCATCCAATGAAATACCGCACACCGGCTTTCTTCCTTTTATTCGGTGGCTTATTTTTGGAATATTTACAAAATTTTCATTGATGACTATGTTTATGTTGTTGTTTCTAATGTGGATTCCAGGATGGATTGGAGGATTAATTGCATTTATGCCTTTAACCCGATTTATTAAAAGCGTTTGGTTAAAAGTGGTATGCATATTTTGGCTATTCATAGGATCGATCATATTAATGTGCATCTTTGGCTGGGTTTCAGTATTTCCCGTCCTGTACGAATTTGTTCATATCTTGTATCTTTTCTTCATTAAACAACTGTCTAGCGATTCAAATAAAGTTAGCAACGAATTTATGAGCCGGATGAAGTATCTCATCATCGTGTATGTCGTTGTTGCGCTCATCATTGCAGCGGTTCAACTGCCTCCCGCAACCACCGGTGCCATGGCAGTGGGTGCAATATCATTATACTATTTAATGAATAAAATTGGGAAAACGGAATAACACCCCTCATCCAAAAAGGAAAAGGAAAAGGAAAATGAAAAGGAAACTATAAACAAAAAACATAATAAAATGATGTATACAATGTACCAATATAACCGCACGCAACTAACATGCCAAAACAAAAACACAACGCACCCATTCGTCCGATGGTCAGCGTGTGCACCCCCACATTCAACCGGCGCCCGTTCATTGCATCCATGCTGGAATGTTTCAATCATCAAACGTATCCCCGAGACCGCATGGAATGGATTATTGTGGACGACGGCACCGATCCAATTGGCGATCTCGTATCTCATCACGAATGCGTGAAGTATTTCAAACTCGACGATAAAATTTCTCTCGGCAAGAAACGCAACTTCATGCACGAAAAGGCGCGCGGCGAAATCATCGTCTACATGGACGACGACGACTACTATCCGCCGGAGCGCGTGTCGCATGCAGTGGATACCCTGCTACATCACCGAAAACGGCGAACCGGAATTAAGCTAGCCGGCAGTAGCGAAATGTACATTTATTTCAAAGGCCTAAATGACGGGGGGGGGCAAATGGTGCAGTTTGGCCCTTACGGTCCGAACCATGCCACCGCCGCCACATTCGCTTTCTGGAAGGAGTTGCTGTCAGAACTGAATCTGGCATACGAAGAAGATGCGTGTCTAGCCGAAGAACGCGCATTTTTGCGCGGGTACACTGTTCCAATGGCACAACTGGATCCCATGAAGGTCATTCTCGTGTTTTCACACGAGCACAACACATTTGACAAGCGCATACTGCTTAAAAATATGGGTCACGACCAATACATGCGGGTCAGCCCAAAAACGGTGTCGGATTTCATAAAGGAACCTGCGCTCATGCGATTTTACATGCAAGAAGTGGATGCTGCGCTGCAGGCGTATGAACCCGGCCATCCTTCCATGAAACCCGATGTGTTGCAACAAATCAATGAAAGAATGCAACGACAGCAATCGTCTCAACGAAAACAAGACCAGGATGCCATTTTAAACGCCGTTATAACATTCAAGGCGCCGAATACTGAAACTCGCAATATGAGCGTGAAAGAATTAATACAGACGGTGCAGGCCCAATCTGAAAAGCTGGAAAAAATGCGGGAGTTGTGCAACAAAAAAATCCGTGAGAATTCGGAGCTTATCGCAACTATCAAAGACCGTGATGAAACTATCGCATCGCTGGAACGGCAGGGGGACCAGCAATAAACTCTTCCTTCGTATTCCTTCATACAGCGTCTTCGTCGTCTTCGTCCGGCGCAATGTCGCTGGGATACGTGCATTTATCCAAATAACGCTGCATGCGCTGAATGTCCAGTTTTGTGATTTCAAATTCTGCTATGATATTGTCAATATATTCATTATCGTTGTTGCCATTTTTCATCGCAAACACGTTCAGGAAAAATGCAAACAAATCTTTTTTATCCATCCCGAATTTTTGGCACATCATTTGAATGAACAGCATGTTGTTGTATTCGGTGCTGTATTTGGTGAGCACTTTGGTAAATCGCACCTCCGACGGATTGAAACGCGGTCGCATTGCAAATCGTTCGTGATACAATTTATTGTTGTAAAACGTTTTAATGAGAGAACTCATTTCATTGAATTGCCAGATCTGTTTTTGAAACGTGATGCGATCTATGTAGTCCGCCAAACAAATGTTGTCCAGCGCGTCTTTGTAGAATCGGAAAGCATCCTGTTGGTGCGGCTGTTTTGACAATGCGTCCACCACGTTTTCATGCCAAAGCAGGCCCACAATGGTCCGGTCGGTTTCATTCATGAGTGCAGAATGCTCTGTCAATTTGCACGGCGAATTTATCAGTTTTTTAACAATGGTCTTGCTGTCTTCGTTGTTGGTTTTCGGCTGAAAAATGGTTTGAATCAGTTCATTATTATAGCTGTCTGAGTCATTGCTTTTATGGTGGTTGGCGTTGTTAAATATGTCACTAATTGTTGAAATTTTGCGAAGGTCGCCCTGTATGAACTTCACCATATTTTTGTGCAGCACTGGATTACACGAATGCAACATCGATTTCAATATAACTCCAACTTGTTCCTGCGTGGGCATTTTCAGTTCAAATGTTATGCACACTTTCATTAATTCACGTATTTTTTTGTCCATGTGATAGTTTCCAATGCATATGATTGGGTTCATTGTCACGTCTTCCAACCGTTGCTTCTTCGTTTTTTTTGGGCGCATGAGCTTAATCAGCGCATTAATCCCGCCCTTGTCGCCGTTGTTCATGCCGTCTATCTCGTCCATTACAATAGCTATGCGCTTGGGCTTGGATTGAAACATGGAAATCACGCTGTGCTCACTCATATTGTGATTGGTTATGAGGTCAATTATGGACTTGTTGCGTATGTCGCCTGCATCGTATTTCACTATGTCGTAGTTCAGGGCTTTAAGCAAGTTCACTACGAATTCGGTTTTACCCACTCCGGGGTTTCCGTAGAGGTAAATGCCCCGCTTTATTGTCAAATCGCTTTTTTTGGTCTGAAACATATCCAGCGCCGCCTTCATATCGTTCACAATGGACTCGCGTCCTAGCACCTCATTATAATCGATGACAACCGGCACCGGAACCGGCACAGGCACAATCGACGGGGTTGCGCGTGTTTTAGATTTGGGTTTCACATGTGTCATATTGGATTGATTAGATTAAGCACAATCAGTAATTTTAAATTTATTAAATTAAGTTATATATTACGTGTCATTGTATTTAATATTGAATTATATGGAATCAATATTTTGATGATTTTGACGTGGCGGTGCGCAATTTAAACAAATTGAAAATATAAAAATAAAAATATAATGTATATTTATTTTTAAACATGGATCCAAATGGTTCGAGTTCGGGCCTGAATTTTCAGCGCATTGTCATCATCATTGCAATCATAATGCTCATAGCCTCAATGATTTTAATCGGGTATGCTCTTTACAAACAATCACGAGACATTTCGTGGCCACCCGAAACCCCCCAATGTCCCGACTACTGGACGATTGATTCTAATGGAAAATGCAAAAACCCCAATAAGATACAAAATTGTGAATACAACGGCATACCTGCTGGAACTCAGAACATGCCAACCTGCCCGCCAAATTAATTGAGTATATGAATTTATAAATTATTAGAATACCTAAATAAAAAAATTATATGTATATAATTCAATAACACTATACACATACATACATACATAATCCCCCGATGCAGCACCAACAAATACACGGTTCGGCATATTCCCCCGCACCAACCAGCGCAACAATAAGAAAACACGCAGCAACCAAACACAACGGTCGCATTGATATTTTAGGACCGACAGTTGAACAGCAGTTTGCCATGTACGACAAAATCCCGAATTCTAGCACGTGCTCGTCGTTTCGCGATGCAATGGTCGGCAACTGGGAAAACACCCCGTTAAGTGACGCCTTTTTTAGCACGAGCAACATGCAAATCGTGCAGAACGGGCTGCGCAATGGGGTGCATGCCATGTCCAAGGGCGCATACTTAATTGCACCCCAAGACTGCGACAACCTGAAAATGATCATGCGCAGCGTGTTCCTGCAGAGCGCCATGAATTTAGCAACCGACATCCCCGGCCAAATTGCAGCGCTAAATAAGATTGTGGTTGACATGTATGTTCCAAAACTGTATAACGAAGCGCGGGCTTATATTCAATACAAACGCGATGCCAGCACCATGTACACGCCGATTGACCGGCCCATTTATTCGGCCGAGAATGATAAAACGCTGGAACTTCAACCGTGGTTTTAATGCACAATATGGAATATCCAATACACGACTAACCCTATACTAAATTCGGCAACAAAAATACTGATCAAATGATAAATTTTCCCAATATGCGGGTGCAAATGCTTGCTGTCAGGATATTTCGTGCCCCACTCTGTTTTTAATTTTTCAATTATGTCGTACATCGTAAATGCCATAATCACAATTATTGCATTTCTTACCGATAATATTAATAAATGATGCAATGGTTTCATTTGTTCTTTATTCTTTATAAATAAAATAAAATAAAATAAAATAAAATAAAAAATTGAATTACTTTGTATTATTCATTCAATGCAGACAGCCTCTATATACTCTATATATCCAATCGATGTCGTCACGCGCTACCCTGTTCAAGAAATCAGCGGATAAAAACCACGAGTTCGAAAGATATTTGCGGTCAACCGAACCGTATCAATTTCAATCTGATATTGTGATTGACAGCACGCATGCTTACGTCATTGTGCTGCCTCTCTCCTATTTCGTATCAAACAAATCAGACAAGACGGAACAACGTAGGCCCAAGGGCAAGGCCGACACCATGCCATACGAAAGTTTCCGCATCATCAACGTGCAACACCGAGGAGGCAATGCGCATTCGCTCATCCTCATCAAGAGCCGTGCAATTCGGTCCAACCCGCACCACATTTCGATATTCGAATCCAACGGGCGAAACAAATTCTGCAGCATCCGCATCTTGGATGACCACAAAAACCAAAACAAAAACGTCACCAAGGATTATACCTCAATTTCCCCAGAATACAATATCAATTACGGATCGGATGCGTGCAACCCCGGGTATTGCGGTATTTTCAGCATCATCTGCGTGGTCGCATTTCGGCATTATCGTCGCAAAACCGGCACCCTCTGGCTCACCAAATGGACCAAATTACTAATGTATATGGGCCAATGCATCGACCACAATTCGGGATGCCTGGGCGTGGAACTCGCTGCACGCATTCAGGAAATAATTGCGTCAAATGCGTGTTCATGCGCTGAGCGTGAAATTGTCGAGGCAATTAAGGCGGTCATCACAGTAAAGCATGAAACACATTGTGCATTGATTCTTT